CTAATTGTATCTCCCTCATTTTTGTCTTCAAAGAGGGTCTGGTTCTCATGCTTGCAGTCTTCAACTAATAACTTGACTCCATCAAGAACCTCTTCTAGCATATCTAATCTTTTATTTATTGCAATAGACTCGCCTTTTGTAAGAGGCTCATTTTCTTTAGCATATTGTAAAAGTTGCGCGTTCTCCTCCAAGATTGTGTTAACGCACCCTTCGACTATATTTTGTATAGAAATATTAAACATAATTTTATTTATAAGCTAAATTTTGCCACTAGACCATCTCCATCAATATAATAGAGCTTATCGAACCACTTAAAAGTTTCTGGCTTAACAAGTCCCAACTCTTTCTTTGCTTCTTCCTCTGGTAAAGGTGAATAAAAAAGTTTTGGGCAAAAAGGGCGCATTGTGCCATCTGGATACACGTCGCCAGCTAGAGCGAAGTATTCGTCCTTTATTGTCACGTTCTCCAAGTGTTGAATAAAGATTATGCCATTACCAAAATCTTTTCGGTATGTTCGATAGCGTATCGTTTTGTCTAAAATTAAATCCATGTTTTAAATTGTTAGGGTAAACTCGATCTTGTCATCTTCCTCGCTGACTTCTTGAACGGGAATAATTTCTTCTGCTAAGTTAGTCGGCGCGTGATGATTTATCGCTTTATTGCCATTTAGTTTTTTGTTATTTAGCCCTTGAGTATTTACTGCTGGTAGCTTAGATGTATCAACACCACAACTTTCTAGCCATTTTTTACTCACTGGAATGTTCTGTAACCCTTCTAAAGAAGAAAGGTAGTCAAGGTTGACAACAACGAAGCTGTTGCTATTTGCAGGGCGACCTCTACCGCGCTTTGGTTTGTTTGTATCTTCCATTAGTATGCGTAGCTTAGTGTTGCGGATTCTTCGTCACTCAGGAATGTGATTGTGTAGTTGTTCTCCATGTGTCCTTTTTCTTTCAACAACTCATTCATCTCTTCAACCACAAGGCACAAGTCATTTGACCATACCATGTCCTCTGTTTTGTTTTCTGTATCTTCAATAATGAATTTGAACTTCATGCCGTATTTTATTGTATTTTAATTGAAAAGTCAAGTCTATTTTGTATTTTAATTAGAAACTTAACTGACAGGTTACTTTCTTTCGATTTCACCTGTCAGTAGTTGTTATGAAGAAACTATTTGAAAGATGAAGCAAACAACTCCATGCCTTTACTGGTCAATCTTCGCTTGCCATCTATATCCATAAGACCTTTATTCAGCAGCATGAACTCATAGTCTTGCTGAACGACTGTCTTTGAGAAACTTGTCGCCGCCGCGATTGCGTTCAACGAACAGGCTCCTCTTTCGCCAAGCAGTTTAATGATTTGCATTTCCGCTTCGCAAAGACCATACTTGTAAAGACCCATCATTTTACAAAAACGAGCAAGTTTTTCTTCGTTGATAAAGTTGTTGCCGATTGCCTTTGTAAAAGAAACAACGTTATTAGCGAGCTTTACAACATCGCGTGGACAAGTTCGGAAAACATCAAGAATCTTTGTTAACGACTCAGGTGAGAACCTTACCTCTCCTATATTCTTCAAAAAGATTTGAAGTAATTCGTGTTCTGTGTAAGGTTGCAAAGCAATCTTTTCAAAGCGATTAACAAGCGGAGCTTCCATCTTCTCTTGATTTGTAGTAGCGAAGATGATTGACATTTTTCTAAAATCAAAAACAAATTCTTGTTGTCCCATCTCCTTGTGTTCAAATGTAACTCTCCTCACTGGATCATCTTTGACTTCAAGTGCTGTTAAGAAGATTGCTTGTAGCTTATCAATGAGCATATGAGATTCATCAATGAACAGAGTCGCCTTATGCTCATACCACTTGCTATAAATTTGATCGTAGAAGCTATCGACGTTTCTAATAGCAGATGCGTTGACCTCAAGAATAGGAGGTGTGTCTCCGTTCTTGTCTACAAGTGTTTCGCGGAATTGACGCGCAAGATTACTTTTGCCGCTTCCCCTACTACCAGTAAAGAGTAGAAATGGAAGCTTGTCGCCGCCCTGATAAGAGAGCTTATACATGGCGAGTTTCTGTTTTACACTATCTTGCCCAATGATATCGGGTAAATAATTTTCAATCATAACGGCAACATCTTACCATGTATGAATTTAAATGTCAAGCCATTTGCGAATAAAAAATGAATTTTATTAACACACAAAAATAATTGTGCGATTAAGTCGGTAGACTAAAATTTTCTTTTAAACAACAAAAAAAATTTGTTGCAAAAAAAATCAGAGTCCTTATTTGCAAATTTTCGAAAAAAACTTGCGACTTTTTTGATTACTTCTTAGAACTGAGGGGGTGTCCCTTGGGGAGAAGGTCAGTGTCAAACTTACCAGAATTGAATTTGTTGGTTCTCACAGCCTTCAGAAATACATTAACGCGCGCCATAGCCCACTGATCAGAGCTTTTTACGTTTGGTCGAACGCTCTGAGGGTTGGTATTATAAGCACCTACGCCCCGTCGAAACACAGCTTTAAGCATTCTCAAGGTAACGCGCTTTCCTTTTTTGTCACCATGTTTTTCATTATGCTCTTTGACTTTCTTTTTGAGAGACTTTTCAACTCTTGCGCTGATCTTGGCAGCTTTGCTTTCTTTATCTCCACAATGATATGCTTCGTCCTCGTCGTAGTGAAAATAAGCCTTTGCATCGTAAGTAAATTTAATTACCATGTCCCTGCCGCCTTCGCGAACAGTTACTTCTAACTCGCCGTTATTGTGTAGCTCAGACATCATCTCAGAAGTAAATTCTAGATGGTAGTCGTGTGAGTCATCTGCCTCAGACACTTCAACGCCTTCAAATGCTGGCTCGATTTCTTCTCTAGGCCAAAATGTTCTTCCATCCCATTGGGTTAAGTCCACATTATATACTTTGGAAGCTCCGCTCAAAAGCTCAGTAACACTTTTGTCTGACCAGAATTTACATGACCAGTATGAAGGCTTAGTCTTGTCCTTCTTTTGATCGCAATTATGCCTATCCCTAAATGCTTTTCTTCTTTTAGGATCGTCCCTCTTGATCTCCATATTTGGATCGCCAAAGCGCACGATCTTGATATTATTAGTATCTGGATCTTTTACATACACAGCAAATTTTTTTGGTCCACTAGGAGTCCTAAATGGCTTGTTGAGCTTACGATTCTTCTCCATGTCTTCTTTTATTACACATCAAAACACAAAAAAGCCCCGCTATATTTGGCCTAATCCAAAAAAAAACTTGCAAATTTTTACTCTTCTACGTCCTTGTTTTCTGACTCAAATTCCTCTTGAGCCTTCTTCAGTTTCTCAATAAAATCTTTTCTACGAGAAGCAACTAAGGATTTTCGATCTGATCCACGCTTACCAAAAGCACCATTGTTCTTTCCCTTACTAGTAGAAAGAGAGTTTACCATCTTTTGAATACGAGACATATTCTCTGAACTAATACCATCTGGACTAGCCATTTCTTCCTTGACCATCTTACGATCTTCTTCTGGTAACAATGAAATAGCTTTAGAGATTTTCCAGTTAGTTAACTTCATATTAAAATGATAATAGATATGTCAAAAAAAAACAAGAAAAAAGTTGACTTTTGATTACTTATCATTTAAAATTAATATGCGAGTGTTTTTATTAAGTCTTATGAAAATATCAAATGAAAGATGTAAATCATAAAACGTTGGGCGTAAAAGACTATGCGTTTGTCCCTAAAGGTTGGGGATACGAGAAGTGGCTGGTGAATAAACCAGAGTATTGCGGAAAAGTATTGCACATGGTAAAAGGTAGGAAGTTTTCTTATCACTGTCATAAGTTAAAAGAAGAAACCTTTTTTATCTCTAAGGGCAGCGTCGTTGTTCGCTATGGCGAATCTGCTGACATAAAAGATTCTTCTCATGTTATTTTAGAAGAGGGTGGTATTTTTCATATACCTGTAGGTCTTTATCATCAAATCCAAGCGATTACGGATACTGATATTATTGAATTTTCTACCCAACATTTTGACGAAGATTCTTATAGATCGGAGAAAGGAGATTGAAAGAAGTAATTACTTTAATATTGGCTTTTTTGATAGGGGCAGCTTGTGGCTGGTTTAAATTAGTGCCACCTGTTCCCCCTCATTGGATGGGAATTTTACTTATAATGTTAATGTATATTGGATATACTATATTTAAAAGATGAAAGAAGAAGAGCTACAAGCATTGATGTCTGAAATTGTTGATGTGGTTCAGCCGAATCAGATTGAATTAGAAAGAATCAATAAAATACTTAGTAAACATAATCTTGAAGCTGTTTTAAATACAGAACTAGACCCATTTTTCGGACATTATGGAGTTTGGCCTATCAAAGATTCTAAGTAAAGTATTTAATTTTAATTATTTTTGTTATGCCTTTCTTTTGGGAAATACTATTTTTAGGTTCTATAGTGATTATAGTTATGTTCAGTAGCTCATTATGGCAAAGCAAATGAAGATAAAGCTACTTTGTCTTTTTTCCTTGAGCTTCTTGGTAAGTTGCTCTACATTCTCCAAAGCGGAGATGGCATTCAGAGATAAATATTCTATTATTTGCTCTACTGAATATGCATTGGCTCTTTTGAAACTTGAAAAAAAGTATATAATAGATTGGTATAACAATAACCAGCAAGGCAATCCTTGGGACTATGCAAAATAATTTGCTTGATAAAACAAAATCCTACTTGATAGGATACATGGAATATGGTGACGGATCGAAATGGAGAGAGATAGTCGCCAAAGAACTAAGCCCTCTTGGGGTTACTTGTTTTGATCCTTACAAAAAACCTTTTGAGAGTCAGATCAAAGAAGACCCTGAGACACAAGCGTATTTAAAATCGCAAAGAGAATCAAATCTGAAAGAAGTCCATGACCACATGAAGGAAGTGATTGCTTTTGATTTGGCTATGGTTGATAGATCAGACTTCATTATTTGTGTAATTAATCCAAAGATCCCAACTTACGGCACTACTCACGAAATAGTTGTAGCTAATCAGGCTAAGAAGCCTATATTTGTTGCTATTGAAGGTGGAATCAAAGAAGCCCCCTTGTGGCTAACAGGCTTACTAAAGCCTTCTTATTTTTATAATTCAGTTGAAGAAATTGTAGAAAAATTAAAAAAGATAAACTCTAACGAAATAAAAGTAGACTCAGATAGGTGGAGATTTTTCCGCTCAGAATTTAGATAATAAGATGGAATTGATTGAAGAAAAGATTGTAGAAAAAAATCTAGAGAACAAAATGGCAGAGTATAGCTCTGTTCGTTGTGTGAGCGTTTCTAGATGCTCTGATGAGAGCCAGTATGCAGAGAACCCTACGTGGATTTGCAGGGCTTATTTGAGCGAAGAGAAGCTTAAAGAAGATAAGAATGCTTTGTATGAGGCTTATACAGATTTGAGGGAGGACGGATATTTCCCGTCTCTCCACACTAACGATTCTGGCACTTATTGGGAATGGACTGCATGAGCGCGGGAAAAGGTGATAAGCCTAGAAAAGTAAAGGGCGATAAGTATAGAAAAAATTACGATAGGATCTTTAAAAAAAAGTTAAGCCCTTCTCATCGTGAGAAATGAAGTTCTTGGCGTTTCTTGTCTAGTTATAAAAAATCGTTCTTGTCCACAAGGGTTAGACGGGGGGGATGCTAGTGAAAATATAATACCTCCCGCACCAAACTGATAAAATAGACTTGGGACAGGTATTTCTTTTTCTTCATACACTCCGTGACCTGTATGCTTTATGCTTCCAGTTATAACAGCGGGTGGGCCTTGTGATACTTCGCCCGTCTCATCGTCTTTTTCTCTTGTAAGCAATTCAATTTCAAATGGAAGAGATGGAGGGTATTCACAATTACTAGGCCGCTTTTCATCACCAAGGTTTGATCCTATAATAAAATTAGTGGTGATAAGATCATCGTCTTTATCTGGGCCTAGCCTTACTTTTCTTGCCGTGGCCGCTAAAATGACTCCATTGACATCAACACTTTCAAACTTTACATCAACATTTCCTGAGTCTGGTATTTTATACCAGTGTTTACCTTTTTTTCTTTCTTCGTCAAAGTTTCGAGCTTGTGCCGAATTAATATCTACCGCACAACTTTGGCCTATATATGGTTCATTTGCCGTTTTCTCTTCGTCGGTAATTTCCTCTTCTCTATGTATTATCGTTATATCAGTGACTTTGTATTCTTTTATATATACCAATTGTTCGTCTGAAAGTTCATTTAATCTTGATTCTTCCGTTATTTCAGTCTCTATTTGCACATAATAAACACGTTCTTCATCTTTTTCTAATCTGTATTCAAAAGAAGGGATAAATTTACTAAGTCCTTTGTCAAATACATTAACCCATCCTCCGTTCATACGAAAACGTTTTGACCCGTCTTCACTTTCTTCTAACAAGGTTGAATGAAAGGAGATTAGTCTATATTGTTCTCTGTCTTGTAAATAAACATTGTCAGATAGATATTGTCTGTTTTTTGTAGTTCCATCTTCATCACGTATCTCCCAAATCAATATATCTCCTTCTTGTTGGTCATCATCAAGAGCGGACATTTTTATTATCTCACTACTTTCGCCTTCGCTATCAGTTCGCAGATAAAATTTATCGCCCAACTGCCACTCAAAAGATTCTGAGATATTTTTTGGAAAGTGATAAGCTGCGCCCCTAGTAAAAGCCTTTCTTTCAAGATCATTAGACTTTTGTTCACCTTCGTAGCCGTTATTGAAACATTGAAATATTTTTCCTTTTGCAAAAGAAACGCTTCCACTTGATCCATCCCGTGAGTCTGAATCATCTTGATCGCTAGATATTCTAGCAGTAAATGGAGGCTCTCTAACAAAAGCTACTTTATTTGAACTTATGATCATATGCGGTCTACCTTACTGAAATGAAATGAACGTCTCTATTTGTGAATTTTGGAACTGGACAACCATCATCATCGTCTGTCGGTTGAGCAAAATACCGAAAACTTGATTGATTTGGAAAAATTGATAAACTACTAGGCTTCCTAGCATGAATAAAGTTACCTTTCTCTATAAAACCCAATGGATATATTGTTTTTAACTCGGCTTGATATGACCCTTTCCTTTCTTCAAATCCCTCTCGCGGTAGGTCATCATATTCATGTTGATGCACTCCAAGCTCAACACTATCGGGTTTTTGTGTAAGCAAAAACTCTAATTTTTTTAATTCGAATATTTTATCAAATGGAATTCCTTCTATTTCTGGTTTCTCACCAGACAAATCTCCCTCTACTAACAAATATAAATAATCGCCTTCTTTAGCTGATATAAAGTTCTTTTTTTTAAGTGATTGATCATATTTGGCTTCAGATCCAGATCGCTTAGTAACTATTTCCATATAAGCCGTATGATGTAATTGACCTGAGTCAAAGTAAAAAGAAAGCGCGCGATCTGAATTATCTGGAAGAAATAAAAAATTTGTTTTTATTTCCGATCTTGAATATATTCCAGTATCGTCCTCTTTACATAATGGTAAATAGATGTTTAACAAATCGTCAGAAATTTCTCTTTGTTCATTTAATTCTTCCAACCCAATAATGTCTATTTTTTCTATTCTAGAGGAAATTGGTTTTAGTTTAATATGTAAAAAAACTTCAGTTGCGCCTTTAGGAATCTTTTTAGTTCTATTATCAAAAGCGAACTTATCAGTCGGAGCGGTAGACAATACACTGGTGGTAGCATTTACAACACTATTTTCTGTAGAACCTTGTCTTGAAGATATTGCGTTCGGTCCACTTATATAGACTGGCACTCCTTTTCTTATCATTCGTTTTCTGATCATTACTATACTTCTAGATTGTGGTTATCAGAGTGCGGTTATTAAAAACTCTAGTTTATCAATTATTGCCAAAGTAACACTATCTTCTGATGGCTCGTAGTCATCAAGTTTTTCGACATTAAATTCGGGAGTCGCCTCGCGATCTTCTGGTTCTATATAAGTTAATACATCTTCTCCTTCAAAACCCTCGCCTTCAAAAATTTTTACAATTCTTGCATCTGATTCTTTGCTTTCGTTATGAGCAATCTTTAATACAAGTTCATTTTCATATTCTTCGATTATTGCGACAGTATCATAATCATCAGAGAATAATGTGCCTCGTCTTGTAGCTAAAATGTCACTTTGAATTCCAAAAATTTCATCTTCATCGTCTCTCAATTCAATCCAAGTCCAAAAAGTTTCCTCATCTTTCTTTTTTTTTGCTCTTTGCTTAGACTTAAATAAAGCTGCTCCAGTAGGATTTAATCCAGTGGTGGTATGACCAATGCCTATATAACGACCACCTTTAAGATTATCAAATTCTCCCGAAATAAGATGATCTCCTCCGTCTTCAAAAGAAAAGACTACTCCGGTGTTTAAAGCATATTCCCCTTCCTTTTCTAAGGAATTTACAATATGAAAAGAATTATTTACTTTAAGAATGTTAAACTTTTTATTATCTATGAACATTGTCTAAATTTACACTTTTCTTTAGCTCTTCCATAATATTTTCATCAAACAAGTCAGAACCGTTTGAGTTAGCTCCTTTTCTAAAGAAGAGAGAGTCTCCAGACCTGTTAGTGCTTCGGATCTCATCGCTTTGGGATTTTTCAAAACTAGCAGCAAACCAATTCTTGATTAAGTCAACGTCGATTGATGAGCCACAAAAGCCCAAAAGTCTTCTTATTTCTTCTTCATCGCCAAAAACCAACTTGTTATAGTCTAGGGTGATAACCCTTTCATTATTCACCTCTTCTCTAAAAGCTATTAGCTCTTCATACCACCTGTGAACAGCGCCTTTCTCTTCAATAGAGCGCAAAATAATATCTTTTTCTGACAATTCTCTGCCCTCGTCGCCCCATTTCTCTATTTCTCTTAAAATATCGCTATCAGAACCCCTGTCTGGAGAATGTTTGTATGCGAAATAAAATCTACTAGCCATTGCATCTTCTGGCTTTCTAATAATATTTAAAATTTTCAACCCATCACATTTCCTCAACACCTTGTTAAATTCTTTTGGTAAGATAGAATGGCTTTTATACCATTTATTAGCAGACAGGTCGTGGAAATATCTAAAGAAATTATCTAACCCAAGTTTATCTACAAAAATATAATCAGAGTTTGGTTTTCCTGTAATGTCTGCCACTAAACTTCCAAGCATCGTAGAGCCAACCCTCATACCAGATGAAACTAAATATTTATGTGGTGTCGTTACTTTAAGACCACCCGCTTGTAGAAGTATATCTTCCCAAGTTTCATTGATTTTATCCCAAGAAAAGGAATCGACTATTTTTTTGGCTCTTTCTGTTTGATTTTTTAAGTCTCTCGTTTGAAACTCTCTGTGAATTATTTCTGCTGATTCAATCGGGTCTAAGTCTCCTACAATTTTATCATCGTAGTAAGCCTTGCTACGAGAAGGTAAGAAAATACATGAATCGTCATCGAAAATTTCCTCATGTGCTGTAGTTCTGTGAAGAGCCAAAGGAACTCCGCAACTTGCTGCCTCTGTAGCGGTCAAGCCCCAACCTTCTCCGTAAGATGTGGAAAGAAAAAGATCAAAGCAGTTATATATATTAACCAAATCTTCTTTGCTGCAACCCGTCTCTCCAATGATGCCTGACTGAAAATATGGGTCGCCATAAATTATGAACGGCTGAATACCCATTTCTTCTGCAATCTTTTTTAAATTAAAAAACCCATTCGGATCACAATGTAAATATAATCTCCAAGAATCATCTCTGATAATAAGTTCTCTAAATATCTCCAAAGAACGGAAAAGGTTCTTTCTTTGCGAATTTGAATTAACCACGCCCATCAGCTTCATACCTTGTTGAAAGTGCGGGAAATAATTGCTTCTATCAAAGCCCTCTATTTTTCTAAAATCTGGATCGTTGCCATGCGGAATCACTTTTACCTCTTTCTCTGTAAATTTTCTAATATTTTCTGCTCCAAACTCTGTATACGCTACTGGAACGTCTACAGTAGAAATAAACTGTTCGTCTTTTTGATCAAGATAAGAATCAATCGGAACATAAGCTACAATGGTAAGCTCTTTTTTTTCTTTTACCTTCTCAAACACACTTTTAAATTGCGCCAATCTAAATGCATCGTGAATACACCAAAGCACAATTGGCCCTTCAAGTGCAAGTAAGAACTGTTGAAACCTTTCTGTATTTTGAGGGGCGAGCCAACTAGAATTTATATTTGCTGAATAAATATTAAAATCATAGTTATGAGGCAACCCCCTGTAACCTATGCCCCAAAAGTGTTTATTGGGAAGATTTAAATTGGGAATGATATTTTTAGTAACACGGGCAAAGCCCGTTTCTAACGTGGGCGAATCGCCCAAGAAAACATAGTTCATCAACTAATTATACAGAAATAACCTTAAAAAACAACCTCAGAAGTAGTCGTTGTTGCGACCCATCTAATATCATTTCCCGCCGTTCCTGTAACCTTTATAACAAGGGCATCATTCGTATCGTCTGCCTCAACTGTCGCGTCCCAAGTAGCAACGCTTTCTCCTAAAACACTTTTTGTTATAGAACCCACTAAAGCAGTTGTTCCTCCGTTGTTGGAAATAACTCCTGAGATTTTATATCCAGCAGAATTTGAGCTTGACGATTGTGTTGCTACAATTAAAGTTTCGAATGCGATTGCAGAATTATTGGCGACAGTAATCCTCTCGCTGGAATTATCTAAGAAGACCTCTGTTTCAACATCATTGGTTGTTAAACATCTAGAAACAAATATTGATGTTTGAGAGTCTCCAATTGAATCAAATTTACCATTGCTTAAAGATATTTGACCAAATTTGTTTGCTAAAGAAGCCACTCCCATTGCGGTAGATTTATTGCCTGACGCAGTATTTTCATCACCAATAGCGGTAGATTTACTGCCTGACGAATTATTTTCGCTACCAATAGCGGTAGATTGACTGCCTGACGCAGTATTTCGATGACCAAAAGCGATATTGTCAGTGTTTGACACATTATTTTCGCGACCAACAGCGGCAGAGTCAGTGCCTGATACGTTATTTTCGCGACCAACAGCGGTAGAATCAGGACCGGACACAATATTTGCATAACCAATGGCGGTAGAGTTATGTCTTGATACGGTGTTTTCGCGACCAATTGCACTAGAGTTATAGATCGTAGCAGAGTCTCCAGTTATTTGGTTATTATTACCACCAATAAATGTATTACTAATAGAGCAGGTAGAAATTCCACTAATCAAGTTATACCTACCAACGATACTACTATCAGATACCCCACCAGCCGAGTTGAACGCAGTTCCAGTGTTATTTGCCCCTATAACATTTACTTCGTTTCCGTTTTCAACATGATTCTGCCTTCCTCCAATGAAATTACCTATAAAATCATAGGTGCTATAGTCTCCAGCCCCACCGTCATCTCCAATATCAAGTGTATTTCTGTTGCCTATTATAACACCTTCTTTTGAATAATTTACATTGTTTGAACCTACAGTTATACCCTTTGTTGCATAAGTTTTTTCAAGCACTAATGCACCATCATCTCTTTCTGGTTGAAAATCAATGGCTTTATTCCCAAGCCCTGCTCTATGCCCTGCTACATCGGGAGAGTTAATGACATATGCTCCATTACCCTTTGCGTTTATCGAAAAATCAATACTGGTTGGATTTGCAACAGTTCCTTCCACTCCGACCCCTGTGCTATGTATCAAAGATGCCCCTCGGCTGGATGAAATTTCTTGATATTCTTCTTCAAAAAAGTTAAGACCACCCGTTCCATTACCCGTAATTGTAATGTTTAAATTATTTTCCCCTGTTATCGCAGTTCCATTTACAAATAAAGTTCCGTTAATACTTGCGTCACCAGTGATATTGGTGTTACCAGTGATATTAACAGAGCCAATCAATCCAAATCCACCAGTATTCGTATAGTTTCCGCTATGACTTACATCACCAACAATATTAACTCCGTTAATTAAAGAAGCAAGGTCTGTAGATCCTGTGGCAGTTATTTGATCAAAATTTGCATTACCTGTCACGTTGGACAATAAGGAGGTTCCTGTTGCAATAAAATCGTTGAAGTTCGCTTCTCCAAGCCCTGTAATATTGTCATTTACTATTAAATGACCAGTAACATTGATGTTTTGTGCCGCAGCTAAAAACTGAGTATTTAAAAGATCGAATGAGCCAGTGCCATTAATATTAATATCACCAGTATATCCTTCATCGCTTCTAAGGGCTTGAAAGGCTCCAGAAACAGCGTCATTTATATCATCTGCTCCAAGGACTAAATTGTAAACTCCACCCGCCATATCTTATTTTATGTAGAATTACACCTATATACAAAAAAAATCCGCACGATTCTTTAGAATCGAACGGATTCTGTGTATAAGGACTATTTAATTAAAATTAGTCTTCTAGGTTTTTGGCGTTACCAACATTGAAACCAATGACGTTAAGAACGTTACGGATTTTCTTCAATACATTATCGTCTTTAGGCGATGGTGTAAGGGCTGTTACCGCTGCGGCAGCGGCTACTAAAGCCGTAACTGCGTTGACAATATCTGTCCAGTTTTCAGTTAACCATGTCATATCTAATATTACACTTAGTTGTTTTAATAGGAACTTCTTTCTAATTCTCTAAAACGCTTGTCGCTGTGCCAGATTTCATCTAGCTGCGGGGTATAAATACCATTAGCTGTTTGGATAGATTTACCGCCCTGTAATTTTAAAATACTAGGCTGATAAATATTTAGATTCAAAATATCAGGCTGCTTGGTTTTACAAGCCACCAGTGTCGCCGCCATCATCAGCAGCATTACTAACCAGAATTTCTTCATAATATTTCTTTTCTCTTTGTAGTCTACCCCTTAGAAAATCAGCTTTAGAAGTAGACTCCTCTGTTGCTTTTTCTCTTAAATATTCAATTTGTTGAATCAAGTTGTCTTGACGGCTTTCAGAGTCACGAACTAAATCAAAAGAAAGTGACCTATTTTTAAGCTCAAGGTAGGCTGTAACTAAGCCTAAAACAGTTTGAATCAACTTTAGAATACTCATATTTTAAAGCGACCCCCTCCGAAAAAGGGGTCGCCTTCCGAATTAGATGGGAAGTGGATCTTCTTGCACCTTCTTTGCGCTCGATGAATTTGAGCCTTCCGTATCGCGGTTATCTAGATAAACACGAAGATCGGGAGTATTCTCACCATCTTGCTTGAACTTATTGCGGAATGCAACAAGTTGGACTCTTTCTCCGTTGACTTCAACATACCCCGTAAGGTATTTTTCGCCACCGTTCTTTTCGCGGGACCAAAATGCTCCCGCCTCTCTTTCTTTCCAGTCGTTTGTATCACTCATACTTTAAAAAAATTGGCTTTTTCTGTTGAAGGAAGTTTATTATACTGTTTTTTCAAACGCCTATAAATCCTTCTTATGACAGGGCTTTCTGATTGGCGATTTAGCCCTGCCTTCTTTCTAATTCGTTTAGCGGTATTTCCACTCATTAACCTATTATGACACATTTTTTGAGAACTACAACCGGAAAATTGATCTTTTTTTTAAGAAAAAATTACTTGATTTTTGATACAAATACGATATAATCATCCCGTATGAATACTACATCAAATAAACGTCTAGACAATAGTCTGTCAAATCTGAAGGGCCGATTCTTCGGACTCGTCACAAAGCAGGGAGAGACTATCAACGCTCAACTTGTAAGCTGCTCTAACGAGTATATTACCGTCCTTGATCGAAACGCAAGGGTTCACCGCAAATTTGCGAAAGCGTCGATTGGCTCTCTGTCAGTTGGAGGCAAAACTCTACGTTTTAAGTAATTTAAAAATAATAAAACGAAGGTTACAAAATAAAGGGTGGCGGTTATTCGTCACCCTTTTTTTGTGTCTTTACAGAAGTTGTCTAGAATAGTGTGATACAAATATGAAATTGCCAACGTCAGAAACAACGACTCTGATCCTACGTCCAATATAGTAGCTGGATCTTCGTTTACCCTCTGGTATATTTTAAAAGACATAAGAACAGATACCAAACAAGCAAGGTTCCATATTAAAAATATCTTAAAGAAAGAATCTCTTTTGTAAGTCTCTGCAATCGCTTGACTCGCCGCCACAAAGCTAAGTAACGCCATAAGTATGCAGCTTAGTAAGGTCATTTGAATGCCCCCATGTCTCTCATATATCCCTTTATTCTCTCTGTTCCAGCCCTTGTTAGAGTTTCATATTTGGGATCGAAATCAGTATCTTCGGTAAAACCAATGGATAAGTAGTAAATGTTATCCTCATCTGCGCCAAGATAACGAATATCTGATTTAATTATTTCAGAACTCAAGTAAATGTTTTTGAGTATTGAAGAGCCTTCGATCTCTTCTGTTACTACTGATGTTCTCTTAGAAGCTAACAAGTCTTCTAATAAAGTCACATAATGCCTGTCTAAAGGCTGAGACTGCCAAAGATCAAAGACTGAAGAGGTTTCGTTGGCATCGAAAACTTCTGCTACAATAGTAGATTTATTTGGAATTGGGCTACCAGAATTGTGTGCTTTGAGCAAAACAACGCTATCTGCTCCAACTGAACTTTCCATTTCAACCATTGAATTATAAATGAGAGAAGTGGTTCTAAGATTTACATGAGATACAGGTTCTACGCTTTTCTCTATTTCATAAACCCTAGTAAGAAAACCTATAAAAGCGGGAACAATTCCACTAGAAATTATAGCGAGTGAAATAGCGAGAAAAATAGCTTTCCAAGATTTTAGCCCTTTGTCCTCTTTTTTTGAAACCATGTATCAGATTTTACACGGTAATCTATTTAAAAATAATTTTTTCTAGTTCTTTTTTAGAAACACGAATAAAATCTTTTTTATCAAAATTATCTTTGATTATTTCATTGACTTTATCAAAATCCTTAATAAATGGGGATATTTTTAATCTTTTTGTTAGCAAAGTCTTCAAATCTCGCTTTGAAATGGTCTTTAAATTAATTTGTTCAAAGCAGAAATTTTTCAAGGCATCGTCTAAAATTGGCAGAGCTTCATTTTCGCCGCCTTCACTAAAGCCAAGATGTTTGGGTTTAGATTTTTGACCTGTCGTTAAGATGAAGATAGTATTGGAAAAATCAACAGTATCCCCATTAGTCATTGTGATTTCATTTTCTCTTGCGATTTGCAACACCGCTTCTTGCGCTTTTACAGCAGCTTTGTCGAAATCATCAATCAGAACCAAGGAAACATTCAATAATGCTACATTTTGACTAATAGAATAAGCCTTGTCGTGAAATCCAGTCACCCATTGAGTTTCTGTCAAGTTTCTTCCATTGGTTCTGAATGTGGCTACATCTTGCCCTTTCGCATACTGTTCTATAATATTAATCAAAGATGTCTTTCCAGTTTGGCCCGAACCATAAAAAAGAAAGAATGGTGGGTGTGCATTCTTGAATTCTGACGGTCTTGACGATAGGCTACGCAGCGAGTTCTTAAAGGTTTTAAAATCCTCAGTGTGACCTATGAGATTTTCATTCAAATCTTTGATCAAGTCATTGATAGTGTCTGTATCTGAAATGATACCGCGCTTCTTGCCAAAAAAAGCTTTTAGCTCAGGCTGTGATACCGATTTTGCACCTTTTATTTTAGCAGATGCCGCACAATGATCTAAAGCATCAATCAGCTTATCAGGATATACCCTGTTAGGTAAAAACTTATCGCAATAGTCTAAAACTTTTGTAGTAAAAATATCTGTATATTTTACCTTGTGAAATTTTGTGTAAAAAGATATCAAATCAGGAAGAATTTTCTCTACCCTTGATCTTGTAGGTGGAACCACAACAACTTTCTCAAAACGCCTGTCCAAAGCTGGATCAGTTTTGATTTTTTGTTCATATTCGTAATGGGTGGTAGCACCAATGCATTTAATATCACCTCTTGCCAGCATCGGCTTTAGAATATTAGACGCATCTAGATCGTTTTGTGTTCCAGTTCCACCAGCACCAACTAAAGTATGTATCTCATCAATAAAAATAATTACGTTGTCATACTTTGTAACTTCTTTTAAGAAAGCTTCTAGTTTTCCTTCAAATTCTCCCCTGTATTTTGTCCCTGCAACAATACTAGACAATTGTAGCTCAAAGATAACCATATCTTCTAATATCTCTGGAACCTCTTTGTCCATAATCTGTTTCGCCAGAGATTCTACAATGCTGGTTTTACCTCCACCAGCAGCACCTACAAGAATTGCATTAGGTTTTTTCTGTCTACATAAAGTCACTATGACCTCATTGATTTTTTCCTCAAACGGTATCAAAGAATCAAACTCTCCTACGAAAGCCTTTTGATTTAAATTAGTTGCCACTTTATCCAAAATCGGATTAGGCTTCAGCGGATCGAGAATACTTTTTTCTTCTTTTTCTTCCTCGCTTTCTTCTATCTCTAAATCAGAAAGCTCTTTATGATCAAAAAAGTTTGTTTTTATAAATGGACAATCCGTTATGAAAGACTGTGTTTGCGATCTTGCTGTCTCGAAATTTAATCCAGCTTCTTCGAAGAATTTAATGACATTGCTTTTTTTGTCGAAACAGAAAAAAGCTAATAAAAGTAATTCTGGAGTATTATCTTCTTGCTCTAATTCGACCCTAAGTTCTTCCATACGGTCAAACAAATCTTTACAGTCACTGTTAAATTTTCCAGAAGGGTTTTTGGAAGTCTTCTTCTCTGCACAATACAATACAGAAACTAAAGCTATCTCCAAAACGTCCAAGCCCAAGGCCCGAAAAATAGATTCAACAGAAGCACATCTGCTATTTATTAATTCATTGAAAAGTATGTCTAGACAAACATATGGTCTATTCAAAACTTTAGCTCTTTCTGAGCAACGATTTAGAACATGATCTAAGTCTTTTGAGTTCTGCATACTATCCTTTTAGCTGTCGTGTCTTTGTATAGACTTTGGCATCAATAGGGTTTATTCTACTTATCCATTTCCCGCTACCTTGGATCACAACAATATCCTTCTTATCTATTTTATGCTGATTTAAGAAGTTTGTCAACTTTTCTTCTCTAGGAGAGTCACAAAAAATCATATCAACCTTTGCGCTATCGTCGGATAAAGACATCCTCATGTATCTATTACCATTTTGGCTGATTTTAATAAAAAAATCGTCTACCTGACAAACCATACGCCAACTATCTGGAGTTTCACTCTTAAACTCTTCTACGTTAATCAAGTCACCAGACTGATTAAAACAATCTATTAGGTTGAATGAAAAGCTATAACCTAACAATTCTTTTTCAAACCACCACAAAGAAAGCCTACCTTGTTTCCTATTTAAAATGTAAAGCTCTTTGTAAGGCTCAAACTTTTTCTTGAAGTTATCGAAGTTCTTTTGCGACATTATCACACGATTATTGTCGCCCTTTGTTTCTTTTTCTACTACATCTTTAATAGAAAAGAGCAGATCATACTTATACTTTTCGCCTAGCTTATACAAGTTCCTCTGCTGCGCTTCTGTTAGCTTATTATATGCTTGTGCCTCTAAAGCTTTCTTAGCCCTGTTGTCATCTCCTAAAGCGCCAGCGTAGATTAAAGAGCTAAGAACACCTATGTTAATCCCACACTGCCTTGCGTAAGCGAATACATCGTATTTGTTCTTAGGTTCTAAAGTTACAAATTCTTCCAATGCTTTTTTGGTATTATCAGAAACGCCTTTTATTGATTTAAGACCATAACGAATATTCCCATCTTCAATCGTAAAGTCGATAGAAGACTGCTCTAAGTTGGGCGGCAGTAATCTAATATTAAAAGAAGGAAGTTCCCTGTTAACTTCTGCAACCACTTCCAGCGGGTCTTGTTCAAATTCAGAAATTTCTAGAATAGACGTAAAGAATTCTTGAGGATATTTGTATTTTAACCAAACAGTCTTGGCTGCGAGTGCGCCATAACAAATACTGTGAGATAGGTTGAACTGATATGAAGCACCCGCTTCAACAACGTCCCAAAAGTATTGTGCGGCCTCTTCGCTGATTCCATTTTTCTCTGCGGCTTCAAAAATTCTGTTCTGCCACTTCGGTATTTCTTCTACTTTCTTTTTACCAATGTCGCGTCTTAGCGTTTCTGCATCATCCAAGCTCATCCCAAAAACTTCGTGACAGGCTTTCATTGTCTGCTCTTGGTAGAGCATAACATTTTTTGACGAAGCTAAAATTTCATCTAGTTGGTCATTATAACCAAGCTTCTCTGGTAAGAGTTTTTGTTGGATGTAATCATCTACAAATTGCAATGCAGCCGGTCGCGCTAACGCCACAACATCTGACAACTCTTGCAGATTCATTGGCTTAACTTTTCTTGCTACTTCAAAGTTTGTGTCAGCAGAGATTTGAAACAGTCCACAAGGATGATTGAAATCTTGCAATACTTGATAAATAAATGGGTCGTTAGGATCAATATCGTCAAAGCTAATACCTATTTTCTTACAAGTTCTATCGGCAATAGATAAAGTTCTCAAGCCTAAGATATCAAACTTAACCATCAAGTCGGCTACATCATTCATGTCGTAGCCAGAAACAAGATCGCCATCCTTAGTTCTTTGCAATGGGACAACATTATCAATCGCTTGCGAACAAATTGCTATGCCAGATGGGTGAACACCTGTGTTTTTATTTAAGCCTTCTATCTTCAATGCAGCTTTGATAGCCTTCGGATGATCTGAACACCAATTGTCAAAAGGCTCGCTTTCTTCACGGGCTTTTTTTAGAGACATGACAATACCATGTTCTTTTGGTATCATATCACTAATCTTAGTAGCCTCTTCTTCGTCAATAGAATAAAAATATTTTGCCGCTTCTTTGATACAGAGCTTAGATGAAAAAGTATTGAATGTAAGGATTTTAGAAGTTCGACCCTTGTGTTTTTTTTCAATAAACTCGACAACTTTGCCTCTAGTGTCGTGAGAAATATCTGAATCAACGTCTGGAGCCAGAGAGCCAACAAGAAACTCTTTGCCGTGTTTATCTGTAATTTTTTTAGCTCTGTTTTTAGAAACAAATCTTTCAAAGAATAGATTGTGTTCTATTGGATCTTGGTTGGTTACGCCCAAAAGAAAAAGAACAAGGCTACCGGCTCCACTGCCACGCCCGTCGCCCACGGGGTATCCGCTTTCTCTAGCTCTTCCAATAACCTCCCAATTCAAAAGAATGTAATCTGTAAAGCCAAGCTCTTCAAAAGTATTTAGCTCATACTCAAGTCTATCCCTATATTCCTGTTTATTGGGGAGGTCGCTGATCCCTCTATCGTTAAAACCTTTTTCTGACAAAGCTGACAAGACTTCTTTTGATCCACATTCTTTTGTAAGTTGTAGATCGGAAAGCAAATCTGGTTCTAGCTGGATCGTGGGAAGCTCAAGACCAGCGGGTTCACAATCATCGTATATTTTAAAATCATCAAACATGTATTTATAATTCTAAGGCTTTTCTAAGACACTTAAACAACTCCCAACATTTTTCGCTATCATAGAGTCCATCATGGAGCTTGGTAGGATCGTGTTCAATACCAAAATATTTTAACATAACCCCTTGGCTAACTTTGGCTTTTAGAGTTCTATCGTTTCTTAACTTATATTGCCAACTAAGCAAGTCTCCATTTCTAGGTTTCTCCAAGCCTTCTTTGTGAGCGGTGGAAAGACAACGAGTGTCAAGCAGTCTATCCATAAAAGAAAAATCGGTTATTGGTTCTCCACATAGCTCAGAAAGAATAGCAAGAATATATACATCAAACCCTATGATGTTTTGGCCTACTATCATATACTTTTTATTATATAAATACTTTTTAAGTATTTCAAAAGCTTCTTTTGGGGGGATTTTTTCTCTATCGTATTTACTTTGATCGAAGCCGGTAAGTTTTTTGATCTTGCTAGATAACTCCAAGTCAGGCCAATCAATGTAAATCTGTTTTTTCTCGACTATGTAATTACCCTTACCGATGACAAAAGATACTTCCCAAGGTCGTGAAGACTTGTGATTTAATCCTTCAGTTTCGGTATCGAAAAGAAAATACAGTTGATCAAACTTTAGCATATCTTATTTTGTTTTTGATAACTTTCCCAACAAAATTCATCACTACAAAAATCTTCTAGATTAGGATTGTGAAATTCTGGAGCCTTACCTTGCCTTCTGTTGCAGACAGACTTATACCACTGAAAAGAAGAGAAATCGTCCTTATTTTTGTAAAGGATAGACTTTACTGGCACAGCTTTATCTGTCCATTTTTTTATAGCCTTTGAAATTTGATAGTCAAAGGGATGTTTATTATTTTCTTCAAAGAAAACAGTATCATCAGGTAAATTTAGGCCAAAATCACCAAAATTATGTAAGCTCCTATGTATAAACGAGTCATAGAAAGGAACTGCAACTTGGACTCCATCTAAACGAACTTCTCCAATCTTGAATACTTTGTCTTCTCCTGTAAAAGCATTTGTGTAAATTCTTCGTAAAGTATCAATGCCTTGATTATTCTTTGCGAAGAAGACGAGCTTGCTAGAGTCTCCGCATAATTTGCTTTCTATTCTCAGCCCGAAGCGCAATGGCTTCTCTAATTCAAGAGACTTTTGCTTGGCTTTTCTAAAACCAGCCATAGTATCTTCTACAAGAACGATTTCATCTAAATCTTCACCAATCTCGAAAATGTCTTCTATAGATAAACTTGAACGCCCGTCCATTGAAAAATGTGATTTAAATAAAGGGATCATTTAGGGGATACTACCACAAATCCTCTGTATGGTCAAGTGGTTTCTTTGCTTCTACTTCGAAGCCTTTGTTTTGTGCTTTGCTAATAAAATTTTTGTTGTAATCTAAGAAATTATAACGTGGGCATCCTTCATACAGTCGCCTTTCTACCTTCTGCCCTTTCAACGGTTTGGGTAATTCTCTTTTGATGTTTGCGGTTTTCACAACACAATTATCTTTGTCTAAGAGAACCCAATAAAATTTGGCAAATTTATACTGACAACCCCACATAATAGAACCATCTTTTTTCTTATGTGTAGGCGAATCTGCTCTACCACAGATAAGTTGACCTGAGAACCCGTAATATTTGTCGGGGTAGCCTTTGTCTTTTGCAAAGTTGTCCCTTGCTAAATCTTCATTAAAATTATCAACGACCCTTTGAACGTCAGTAAGGTAATATTCGAAGCCCTTTAGCTCTGCCGCCGATACATCTGGCGTAATAATCACACCAGCATCGCTGTAATCAATATCAAGAGAGCTTCCTTTTTCTTTTAACCTTTTCTTCTCCTCTTCTTCTGTCCTACCGTATTCCTCGCCCGAACAGTCGTATTGCATAAACACAAACTCCATTCTCTTGACCAGATATTCTGGATACAAATGCCACTGAGCAAGTCTATACATCAAGTCTTGAACATTATCAATAAACTCTTTACCCTCAAATTTTCTTTTAGAGCTTTTGAAGTCACGAATAATTGACTCTTTCTTGTCTTTGAACAAGAACAATTTGTCAATAAAGCCTCTGATTCGATAAGAGATATCTCCTTCTACTTTTTCAATATTGAAATCTATTTCAGAAAAAGATTCGCTTGGCTTTGCGTTTAATTTTTGCTCTCCGAAAAAGTCATAGTTGATTCCTTCAATCAACATCTTGTCCAAGATTGGGCCGAACTCTTCTAATGTTAAGCCTCTGCTTGTAATATAAGAAGAAAGGTATCTATGCACAACGGGGCATGATTCCATACATTGCCCCTTTACTAACTGCTTATATAACTTTTTGTGTCTAGGGTTGCCCAAACACTCATAAACATTGTGCAGCGCACTTCCCATGATAGACCCGCTGTTCTGCTGATCTGGAAGTTTTAAATGATAGTTGCACCAATAAATCCAACTACACGAATCCAAAGTTTTTATTCTACTTGCAGATAAAGCCTTAATAGGTTTACTCATAAAAACTCCTTCATTGATACAAAAAATTCCATTGTTCTTTCAATTTAGGAACTTTAGCGCGTAAGACTTTAGGTATCTTAGCGTTAGGCGCATAATCTATCAACCTCTTTATGCAATCTTTGTGAAAATCTGAATTTAAATTCAAGTTTTCTTTGTATTCTGTTAAATTACCGCCATTTTTAATTATTTCTCCAAAATCTTCTGCTGGAGGTGGGTAGAACCAAATTTTCTCCAAATCTACTTGATCCATGAGCTTCAAGCATGAAGACAAAGCTCCATCAAAGCCCCTGTTTTGTCCCTCGTCGTTATTGAACGCTAATATAATATTAGTATTTAAAGTCGCTAGACGGGATACTTGTCTTGTATTTAGAACATTTGTGAAAGCGACCATATGGTTTCTCATGCCCTCTTGGGTCATAGCCAAAGAATCACCAATGCTTTCGATGACGAAAATTGAATCATCCTTTATGATTTGATCTGCAACGCCTTCTAAAGAAAAGAAAGGGTAGAACCAATCTGCACTTTTGCCATAATGAAGCCACTTTGGTCTAGCATCGTCCTCTGGTGCTTCGTAACCCAATCTACCGGAAAACCCATGAATACGCCCATCTTCTCTGTGGATGGGAAAAACGACCCTCTGATAAAACTTCCCGCTACTTGCAAGACCTGATTTATATTCTTTTAGAACATCGACGGAAATACCTCTTTTTGTATAAAAAGAGTAATCTGGCAAGAGTTTTTGCAGACTTGAGTTTGGGAATGTTTTTTCTTCTTTCAAAAATTCCTTTTTGTTATTTGTTGTGAATGAAGTAGAGCCACTTAAATATTTAGAGACATCATTTGTATTTAAAGTTTTTTTAAGCAGTATTTCAAATGGCAAAGGCTTGTTGCCTTCTACAAAATCGCTCCATACTCCAGAGTCTTTGTAAATCCTTAGAGCGGTTTTATTATCTCCATCCCTAAAGATTGCACTGGTTTGCCAATAAGTGCCTCTATCTTCAAGGTTGTATCCTATTTCTCTTAAAATAGAAGCTCTATCAATCATAAATTAAAATTCTAATCAAAACCTTCTGGCAATCCGTTGTCTTGTGCTTCGTCATTTACAGAGATGTCTTCGCCCCTCGCATTTCTGACAATATCTCTTAGATCGCCCCTGTCCTCTACATTGAAGTTAGAAAACTCTAAGTTCACAAAGTTATTTCTGTTATTACCTTCTATATCTTCCACAGGCTCTAAGTGTCCAAAGGCATCCTCTCCCAAGTGTCTAGCAGCCAAGCAAATTAGTTTATGAGTGCCAAAGTGGTCGCCTTCTGTCACCCTTTCATCTATTGTTTTCTTTCTAAGAAGGAAAAGATGAGAGACAAACTGAATAATGTTGTCTGACAATCCAATGACAGATTCATCTTCAACAATAGAATCAGAGTCCCTATTATTTGTGATCCCTAATCTGTTTGTTTGAACAGAAGTCACCATAGCAACACAAGGATTGCCATCGAATTTTAATTCTCTACTAATAAGCTGTTTGAAATCATGCAGAGTCTTACCCACAAAAGCCCAACCAGCACCTTTATCAAGATTTCCAAAATCTGTTTTCAAGTAATCAAAAGAAAAGATTAAAGGATTACCCCTGCCCACATCACTGTAGTAATATCTCTTGAGAAGCGAACACATTTCGTCGGAACTCATACCGGCAACATTGTGGTAAAGAATTTTGATCTTCTTCATTTTATCCCAAACATTGCGAACCCGCTCTACGACTTCTTGTGCTGTCCAATCTCTATAAGCGGTATGCCTCCACTTGCCGCTTTCAAGTAAATGAACAGGGATTCCAGAAGCTCCAGAAACCATGCGGAAAACAAGCTCTTCTTCGCTCATCTCTCCATTGTCGAAGTGCAAAATCGGAACTCCATGTTCATATGAGATTTTCAATAACATATCTATCAACAGAGATGTTTTTCCAACTTTCGCCCTTGCTGCTACACAGGTAATATTTCCCGCTCTGACCAAAGACCCGTAAATTTTATTTAGTGTCTGATATGGTCCCATAAGACCGACTTCTTCTGGAGGATTGTCTCCCCTGTCCTCGACAATCTCTTCTGCAATGTCGGCTAGATTGACAAGCTTTTCATCACCCATTTCAAAAGCTGATACTCCATCGTTGTAAATTTTATCCATACCGTCAACCAGTTGATTGTATGGCATTGATGGGTCTGCTTTCTTTACATATTTCTGAAGTTTTTCAGCGATATTGAAACCCTCTCTCCTAATGGATACTTTCTTCAACTCTCTGACAGAAGATAAAAAGTTATCTGCTGTTACCTTCATAAAGGTAAGATTCTGGATGTAATCAGTGATGTCAATGGAGTCAGGAAAGGTCATCCCTAACTGTTTGACACGATAAATTAAAATCGTTTCGTCAATAGATTCTGCATTGTCTAGTGCAGATTTAAGCATTCTAAAAATGGTAACGTTTACTTTTGAGTCCTCAAAATAAAAGTCCTCGTCAGTTAAAATGTTAGAAACCTGACCCCAAACCTCTTGATGCTGCAATATGCCAGAGATTACTTTCTTTTCTAATTCAAAACTTTTTATCATTTGTTAGAGTCTCCTTCCTCGTCAACGTCAATTCCAATACTACCCATCCACTCTGATTGTTCCATAGAAAGTTTAAACATATCAACTGATTTTTCCAAGGCGAATCTTACAGCATTATTTTCAAACTTCATAACTGCAAATGGGTTGCCTTGTTCATTGATATAAAAAAGAATAAAGCCTTTGTTGCCTCCATAATTGCTTCCTGTTCTGTCGAACAATTTTGTAAGCTGCACCTCTGGAATAGTGTTTGCTTCATTCTGGATATTATCAATATCGTCTTTCATAAATCTAATTCAGACAAGACCTGTTTGTAGTCTTCTCCCTCTCTTACCCTATGTAATTTGATCCCGTTAAGGTCACAAAATTTTTCTTTATCGTTATCTCTTTTGAGTTGCTGCAAAAAGTTGAACCTGTTTTGACCATGAAAGAATTTATTATATCTATAATGCTGGTGTCCATCCACCTCTAATACAATATTTTTTGTAGCATTATAAAAATCAAAATTCAATCTTGTGCCAGCTACAGGAAACTCTTCATAAACTATATCAGCTTCCCAATATTTTGCAAGCTCTTTCTTTACAGACCTCTGTAGTTTTGAAAGAGATTTGCCTTGCCAATCTATTTTATAGACATAACTTTTTTTGACTTTAACCTCTCGACCAGCCAAGCTTTTAAAAGTCATACATTTAAAATGTTATTGTCGCAGAACTCATTGAGCTTATCTGTTAGCTCTGAGTCCTTCTCTAAAAGCTCATAAATAGATTCAATGCCTTGAAGCTTTATCGGTTCCTCTAGTTCTAAACTCTTAGTTAACTCTTCACTAGAAGAAAACCAAGAACCTTTCTTTTCAAAGAACCCCCACTGAAGAAGTAGGTCTACGATTTCCCTCTCCACCCATACTGAAGACCTCCCTACTCTTCCAAACTTAACAGGATACTGGATCACAATCATAGAAGTTTCATTTGTTGACTTCCAGATTTTTACTTTTGCTAATTGGCCTATCGGTTTTTTAGCAAGAGTCAACTCGCCTTCTCCCGCTCCTTTGGGCAGAATTTTTTCTGTAGGTCTTGGTCGCTGAAATTCAAAAACCCAATCTGGATAGTGAACCGCAGCATTACCTCCAGACGCTCCCCCTAATTTGTTTTTATCTTTAGCTTCATATTGGCCTTTGATCTCAGCACGAACTTGTCCCATCATAATGCACAAGTGTCCACGTTTAGCCATGTAACCATTTGTCCTTCTAAGAAAGTCGCCCGTCATAACTGCACCGGCAGCAATCTTAGCTGCATCTGAAGTTGACTTTTTTAAAGCTGCTTCTGGTAGAAGCCCATCCATGCTGTCAATGATAATACAATAGCGAGTCTTATCAGAATGTTTGGTAACTAACTCACGCAGCCAATCAAAAACAGTTTCATAAATATTGCACTCAAAAACCAAAACTGTTCCGTTTACCCAATCTTTCGGATGATAAACGAATGTTGATCGACTCCTTTCTTTCATCTTATCTGAAAGCCGCCCTTCTGCCAAGACAAATATACCTTTGGAGTTTTCCAAAGATTCAAGATAATTTGCTTGAATCTCAAGAGCCTCAGATGTTTTACCCCCTTCTGTTGGGCCTACAAAACGAACCAATCCAGATTGCAGTCCACCATCAACAGCTAGATCAAAAATCTTAGAACCTGTTGAAATTTTATAGTCGCCTCTAAACTCTTCAAAGTTTGTATGTAATTCTTTGTTAGAATTAAAATACTTTTCTGTAAACTCCTGATCTTTAGATAGGCCAACTTCTGCTTCTTTTACCTTACTCATTTAAAAACTCTCTGAATCCTTTCTTTCTTTTACCGTTCCAATCTTCCCCAACTTTATCCTCTTGCTCTATTATAAGGTGTTTTTCTGGCTTGTAAAGCCAAATCTTCTCTTGTAATGAAAGATATTTCTTTCCATCCTGACTTATCAAATAAGCCAAAGAATTAAGCTCAAAAGGCGGTGAAACCACTTTGAGAAAATCAATATTGTAAGAAGAAAAGATTTCTTTTGTAAACTTCATCTCCCTAGCGTATGCGCCCTTGGGTTGCTCCGCAAGCATACGGGCAATGAAGTCTCTTCTCTCTTGGAAATACGTAGGTTCTTTAGCCATTTAGATCGCTTTCTACCATTTTACGAACTAAATTTTTAAAGTGTGTTTTTGGTTGCCAATCTAATTCTTTTCTTGCTGGCATAGAATTTCCAAGTAGTAATTCTACCTCTGCTGGTCTGTAAAATTTTGGATTTATGCTGACCACAATCATTTCTTCACCATCGTCTTTAGTAAGACAATAAGTTTCCTCAATACCTTCTCCACGCCAAGAACAATATTTTATACCCGCAGCCCAAAAAGCTTCTTCTACGAAAGATCGAATAGTATTTGTTTGTCCAGAGGCCAAAACATAATCCTTTGGCAAACCGTTTGTTTGGTTCTGATTTAACATTTTCCAAACACCGTCCATAAAATCCTCTGCATCAGACCAATCCCGTTTTGCATCGAGATTTCCAAGCTCTAATCTTTTGATTGGATATCCCTTTTCTAAAGCTTTAGATATGTCTGCTACAGCTTTGGATATTTTACGGGTTACAAACTCTTCTCCACGACGAACTCCTTCGTGATTAAAAAGTATGCCTTGAACCGCATAAATATTGTAACTCTCCCTCCAGACTTTTATCAAATGATGAGCCGCGCATTTAGAAACCCCATATGGAGAACGGGGTTTGAATGGATGTTCTATATCTTGAGGCGAGTAATCTACATCACCAAATTGCTCACTAGATCCAGCGTTGTAATATCTGCAATCAGGCACATACTTTCTAATTGCATCTAACTGATATAATACAGCCATAGCGTTAGTCATCATATGATTAACTGGCATATCCCAACTATTACCTACAAAAGAATTTGCAGCGAAGTTAATAAAATAATCAGGCTTTTCTTCTTGTATAACGTTTTCTACGTTAATTTGATCTGCTACATCAAGGTCAATAAGTTTGAATCTATCATTATCTGCAAGATGTTCGATATTCTTATGATTCTTAACGCTCAAGCGTCGAATGCCGCCAACAACTATATTATCAGTATTATTCAAAAGATAGTCTGCCATCAACGAACCATCTTGACCTGTTACCCCTGTAATCAAAACTTTCTTCATTTCCACCAATCTAATATGTAATCTTTTCGACCATTATAGTTGGGTTCACCCAATCTGTCAACAGGATAATTTGAAGAAATATTATCTTGTTTGTTCGTATGCTGGAAAAACATCATCTTGTCCTGTGACTCCTGTAATTTTTCCTTTTTTAGTAACCTCTGCCCAATTATTATTTTTTTGAAATTCTTCTATTCTATTAATTATTTCTTTTTCTATGTAAGACTCTTGATCTTTATCTGAGAAATTCATCATAAAGTTTTTGCCGTTTTTAGCAATCTCTTTACACTTTGAATCGTTATTCAAGCACCAATCTAGCACTTTGCCAAGATTTGAAAAGTCTCTTTTAACAGGCACATAGTGAGTATATGGTTGCAAAAGATGTTCGCAAAGCCACGAATGATATCTTGGAGATGGCATAATTGGAACTGAGTTTGAAGCGAGAATCCAATTCAGACTACTTGACTTATCATTTCCGTCAATTACTGGTAAATATTTATATTCAAGAAATTCAGTAACTCCAGAAAAGCCTTTTAACCATTCTTTTTTATACAAAGGGCTATGTGTTTTTATATTTTGTGAATAATCTGAAAACGCTACATCGTAAACATTAAAATACTTTTCAACAAAATTAATGCGTTCATTAAAGTGCATGTTGTGACCTGTATCAGCACCTCTCCAAAATACATTGCTTTTTTTATCTTCCCAAATTATATCAGAAGAAGGGTGCATCGTCCAGTGACGCTTTTTGTTTAAGTTCGCAATGATTCCTGTAGACTGTTTATTGAATGTGTCCCTTGTTTTTACCAAAACTGGATAATTTGTTCCTATATATGGTTGATCACCGCAGCAGAACCAAAGACTTTTGTTTTCAGATAGTTGATAATAGCGAACAATATCTTCGTCGTAATGAAAACGCGAAGGGCTTTGCTCATCAATTTTAAATGGATTATCAAAAAGTGAAAAATGAATATTTGGAGGCTCTTGGTTTGTCCAAGCCTTGCCAATATAGAATTTAATTCTTTCACTAACAGATATCTCACTCATAACGCCAAGTATCCTCTGTCCTTTGTATTTCTTCAAATGTTTCAGTCTTATTTACTCTATAACGATAAAAATTTTTCCAAACCTTGTGACTATTAATCCAAGCTTTAAAATTATCTAAATCTGTTTCTTCGCACCATAACATAAAATCTTTTAGAGAAGAGAGCGTATATTCGAATCCTCTTGTTAGTGCAACATCACGAACATGCAATCTTATTAATTCTGCTCTTTCGTATTCTTGAATAGAGTCTTCAAGACCTAACATAAGATGATTCGACCTACCATAGCACCAAACATATTTAGCTTCATGGTCTATTTTATGGTCAATAGGTCTACCGCCCTCTTCTCCATTGCGTATCCTCCATGTGTGTTCTTTTTTATCTTGATTATATGTATCTTTTAAATCAATTGCGTTCATTTGTGCGCCTTGAATCCCCCAGTGAGGTGAACTATGAAAAACCATAGAATCGTTCCACTTGAAAGCAAAACCTTTTCCATAATTGTATATAGATCGAATTCCTTGCATTTCAAAAGAACGGAGTATATTTGGAAGCTCTTTTGCCCATTCTGGATTAAATCTCTCTAAAGAATCTCTTATAACGAACCAATCGCCAGCTTTCATCGGACCTTCGCGAAGAAACGTATTCATTTGAAGATCGTGATCATTTGTCCAAGGTCTTGTAATGATAGCGCCTTCACCACTTCTTTCTTCAAGCAAATTGAAACATGCATCATTTTTATGATTAGTCAAAAACGAAGCAGAAAAATTAGAATCATATCCAAATATCAACCCATCAATATGTTCCCAAATTGGATCAGTTAATTGTTCAATATTTTTATATTCGTTTGGGTTTGTTATTCCACAAAGGTAAATCTTACTCATACTTCTTCTTTTATAAGTTTTAAAATATCTTGAGCCATTAACATAGCCTCTTCCTCTTCTATGTCATAATAATCTATGAGCATCTGTGCTATTTTAAATTTCAATTTTACTTATCCCATTCCTGTTAATTTTCTTTCCTCAACGTCTTTAGGTAAGTAAATTCTAAAGTGAGGCGCATCTAGCCAAAACTTTAACTCATTATGATCATTGCCTAAAGTCATACAAATTTGATCTCCTACTAAATAATATTTTCCAGAACTAACCTTAGCTTTTTCTTGTAAAAGTTTTAACTCCCTATCTCTTAGTTTCTCGGCCTCTTCTTCTGGATTTAAATATACAATGTCATAATTAAAAAATTTATTTCTTTGTTCTGATAGCTTTTCTTTAGAGAGACAGTTTAATTCAAACTGTATTCCTGAGACTCTAAGATACTCTAAGAAAGAGTCAGAAAACTCTTCGGCAAAATAAACTACTTTTGAAATTTTTGATTTAAAAAATTCAAGTGCTTGTGTATTTATTTCTTTGGTAGTAATAATCTCACAAGGTCTAGTAGCCAATTTTAAAAGGTTGGACATATTTTGTTCGTTGTGAACAATATCCATTCTAATTCTTACCTCTGCGCCGTCTATAGACGGTCTTGTAGGCATTGAAGATGGGATTATGTCAATTATCTTATTGGTATATTCTTCTCCTATAAATACAGTTTCTTGTGTTTTATACTTATTATAATTCAATCTTTTAAAGCACTCATTAGCAATCTCCTCTGGATTAATAAGATTAATCATCTTGGGGTCTTCGTAATTTGAAAAAGAGGGCTTCTTGCCGCCTCTATCCGATTCAATTATTGAGGCTTTTCCTTCGTTCCACAAAGGTTTACAAGAGGCAGCATAAGTATGAGCGTATATACTGACAGTAGGAATATCTAAAGCGGAAGCAATGTGAACGGGTCCAGAGTCTATACCTACATGGCACATGGCGTTTTGAATTATATAACAACTCTGTTTGAAGGTTGTGTTATTAAAAAACGCATCAACCCCTTCTATAAGTGGGTCTTCTTGTGTTCCTATCTGAAATATTTTAACATCCCTTTTATCAAATTCTACTTTTAGAATTTTTACTACGTCATTCCAATAAGAATAATTTTTTGTTGGGACTTTATTACTGTTATGAATAGTAATATATTTTTCATCTCCTATCGGAAAAAAATGAGGTCTAAGCACAGGCTTGTTAGCCTCTACATTTAAATCTCTCCTATATACTTCTGCTAAATGTGCCATGTTTATCTATCAAGACCGTTGTGCATATAATTAAGATATTTTTGCGTTCCTACAAACGGCAGAAAAGCAATATCAAAATATCCTTTATGATCTCCTTGCCCCTCTAAAAGAAGAAGGTTCTCCATCTCTTTTTTGAATGGTAGCAGCTTATGTATATGAGGACTGTCTTCTATCATGGGAAAGAATACCGGATTGGTAACAAAATAAATATTATACTCTGGATACTTCTCTTTCAATCCTTGCATTAATGAATTCATCATCAATACATCACCCGCGCTTTCTGGCATTACGACTACAATTCTTTTCTCATCTTCTCCCTCGAAATGTTCTGTAATATCCTTTGGTTTTTGATCTATTCTCTGATTTTTTTGTAAAGCGTGTCTTCTTAAATATTCATAAACAAATCCCCTTCCCTTTTCTCTAATAATTTCAACGCCTTTTACAATTTCTATAGACAAATTGTTTAACTTTTTATCAAACATTCTCTCATAAACATCTATAAGCCAATCTTTTGAATCAACACCATCATTCGTGTCAAAAGAAACTTCAATGTCAGTATTCGCCAGCTTTTCTTCGAAATTAAAATCCCAATCTGTCTTTGGAAAACTTTGAATAATCTCTTTAAGTCTAGCCACTGTTTTGTCGGCATCAAATCTATCTTTAATGCACTTTTGGGCTTTGCTAACCAATGAGTCCTTTTCGTCTTGTGGCATGTCCTTTACCCTAATAAGATTTTCACAAATGGACTCTGGAAGAGTTGTCGCCTTGATAAATCTTGTCATAGGCTCTCTGTATTCAACCCACTTCAAAGGTATGCCTCCATCCTTTTCATAACAAGAGTCTAAACCGCAAGAATATTCCGTGACAAGCGTGATCAGACCCGCAGCTTTAGCTTCTTGAATTGGAAGCTCTTGACCTCCGCTAGTAAACGGGTGACAATAAACATCCATAATATTATAGATGCTGTTTAACTGCTCTTCTGTAACCCCGAATGCGTTGCTCTTTGTTACCATAGAATCTTTTGTTCCACAGTGATCGCAAGTTTGATTTTCGCCGTTATAAGGTCTTATAGAAAAGTTTTTGCATTTAGGGCAAATATAAGTAGCTAGAATATCATTCTTATCAATACCCTTTTCTTCAACGTATTTTACAATATCCCAAGTATTTTGGTCTACCTTCCAATCTGTATGTAAAAGCAGCTTTGGATTATCTTCTGGAGAACACTTTTCTTTGAACTGCTTAAAACCTTCAAGTAAATTAGGCACAGACTTTCTAAGCTGATTTTTAAAAACAAATCCAGTAACAAAAGAATTTTCTAAACCATGATCTGCTCTTAATTTTTGCCTCTCTTGATCTGGCAATCTATGAAAAGAAGAATAGTCAACTGCTCCATGTAGAGTCTCTACACCAAAGCCTTTTTTATTCATCTCTTCCTCTGCAAACGATGCCCAAACTAAAAACTTATCAACCAATGGAGCTACCGTATAAGCTTGATCTAGAATCGGCAAACTGTCCAAAGTAGTCCAAATGACACTACCTATCTTGCCAATCCAAGGCTTTTTTGCCCAATCAAAAGCCCAAATGTCTTCAATGCCTACTACTACATCTGGTTTTTCTTTCTCGATGATTTCATCAATAGTATAATTGCCATATTCAGCTAATCTCTTTTTATACGGGTCTGAATTGATTTCTTGAAGTGTAGATGGCTTGATTGGAAACGTCCCATAAGATGTCCAAGGCGTTCTTAGGTCTGCTCCAAAACGAACGCCGTTAGCCGCTTCGACAACTTCAATATCGGGATCTTCATGGAGACGGCGAAGAACATTTTTCATGTTCTTTCCGAATCCAGTGACCGCTTTTGAAAAATTAGATATGAATAAAACTTTGTGCATAGACTCAGAGTTTTACAAATCTATTATTACTAAAACGGGATACCAGCGTCCTCTTCCTCTAATTCTGCTTCGGGTTCAGATTTAGCGGGTTTAGATTCGTGTTCTCCGTCCTTCTTTTTCTGGTCTTGCTTGAATTTTTTAGCCAACTCAGCACCTTCTAGGCCCATTGCGCCCTTGATATAGTTTTCTAGAAAAACTCTTAGACAATAAGCTTCGGCAGGGTTCAAAGCTACGCCAACATAAAACTTAGGGTTAGGACAGGAAACGGAAAAAGCAAATCTATCAATCGTGTGAGTCTCCTCCTGTCCGTCTCTTCCGCGAAATTTTCGGGTTCCAGCAAATGAACCAGCTTTGATCCAAGTTCCGCTTTCTCCGTTTTTGTGATAAGATTCGAAAGGAATCTTAGTATCAAGGGTATGCAAAATATCTCCCGCTTCTGAAGGAGAGATCATAATACATTTTTTATTAGCTGGATTATATCCAGTTTTCTGTGGACTGCCAGCCCATTCTTTTTGCGGGACAACTTCTACAAAAAGCCTTTCTTCCCACATATCCTTCTTATTTTTCTGCTTGGATACACGAAAACTAGCTAGTCCTCCCGAATTTTTCTTATTTGGTGAAAAAATAGTGTAATTCATAACTGATAATATCTCTAAAAGAGTATAAGGAATTTTTTAGAAAAAACAATGATAAATAAACTCGATCCTCGTCAATACAATCCGTATGCGTTAAATACTCCTAGTGGCAACCTATCTTTTGAAGAGGGCGTTGACTTTTTTAATTGTCATTTACTGGAAAATCTAACTGGAGACTTCGATATAACTGGCTCCTTAACTGTAAATTCTTCACAGATTTTATCGGTAGATGGTTCAAATATTTTTCAAGAAAACGCGCAAAGCTTTATAGTGAATTCTTTTAATTCCACTGTAAGTGGCACGAACAACCTTTTAGTTAACTCTATTGATTCTGACCTACATGGCGCGAACAATACGATTATAGGTGGACAAGGTAACATAGTAAGTGGTTCAAATTTTTCCGCTGTTTTATTTGGATCTAATGTCACAAATGAAAAAGACGGGTCAGTTGTTATTGCAGATGGTAATACAACTAGAAGCAAAGATTCTGTAACTAATGATGCGCTAACTATTGATTTTTCTAGTGGGGCTTTTATATTAAATGATCTTTCTGTAAACGGCTCTGTTTATTTAACCGGAGACGTTGAGAACGATGGGAACTTTACAGTTAAAGGAAGTTCTACTGGCATTTTTGAAGGAGATATCAATATTAGCGGGACTGCATTTCATACAGGTTCTCCTTTGCAGAATTTACAGGATTTAAAAAACGCAAGTGGTCATCTATTAAATCTCACTACAGGTTTAAGTGGAGTTATGAATTCCACTTTTGAAGCAACAGGTGTGAGAATAGCAACAGACATTAGAGCTACCGGAATAGCTGCGATTGTATCAGTTGAAAATACAGGAGAAGCAGCTATCGAATATATAAATTCTGTTAGCGGCTCATTGACTGACGTATTTGATGGAGATTTTGTTTCTGCAAAAACTTTAGTAATAGAAAGCGGAAGATTTATTCCAAGTAATTTTAACTCTACTGGTATCAGCGGTCAATTATCTTTTGATCAACAATATTTCTATGTTTGCACTGGAGACGGAGGTGGATGGGCTAGAATAGCATTTGATTCTACGTGGGCTGGAGGATTATCATAATCCTCTCTACTTTGACCGAAATGCTTTTCTGCACACTCTAAACAGAAATAAACCCCACAATAAAGGCATCTATACATGTCTTGGATTGGAAATGTCTTTTCGCATCGACATGTTATTTCCTTTCCCTTGTTTACTTCTACCCCTTGTCTTTTTAAATCTTTTAAAATTAATGGATTTTCGGTTCTTTTTAAGTAATAATCCATTAATAAACAATTTTAATCCTTAGTGTTACCGCCCTTGTCTAGCTTTACATTAGGAGTAGGAGCATTATAATCCACAGAAGCTATGCCACCAACCCTTCTTACGGATTGTTTGTCGTAAAAATGTTTTACTCCACGCTTTTTTTGGTATTCATTGAATACTTTGCGTTTCTGAGGGTCTTCGTGACCTAACTTATCTTCTCTTTTTTGAGACAGGTCTTTAGATATATCCCAAAGATCGCCTACGCTTCCTTTAAATCCCGCAGTTTTTTGAGTAGCTTCCTTAATATCAAAAGGATTTATATTTGAAAAAGAATCTACACTGGCATTGGGAACAGTAAAAACCCTTTTGCATTCAACACCTGTCTCTGGATCAAAGAAAACATGATCATCTGTCATCTTTTGAAGAACTTCGTAGAAATCACCTGTTTCTTCATTTTTGTAAACGTAAATTGGCATATTAAGATTCTTCTATTTTTTGCAGAATCCCACTTACAGTTTTTTCGTAAGTAAAATCTTCTCTAAGTTTCTCTCCAATTATATTATTCTCGTCTACTTTTTTCAACGCTCTTTCCATCCCGTCGATAATCGCTTCATCAGAAATTTTATAATAACTTCCTTGATTGAAGGGGTGTCCCTTCTTGAAAAACACTTCATCGTAGCATTCTTGTTTTCCTTCAACTTCTACCAAAATAGAGTTTTGTTCTGTGGCCCAATCTTTATGAGAAGAACAATTAGAGACTACACTCCACTTGCCCAAAGCGGTGGCGTTAAACGCTGGCAATCCCCATCCTTCGCCATTTGATAGACCGCTTAAATCAATATCAATGAAATTCATCAAGTCATTTACCTGAGAGTTTTTTGACAAATGAGGCAAAAAATTAATATTATTCCAGTTGTTGCCTCCAAGAATATTACCTATCAAATTTTGATATACCTCTTTTTGAAAGAAGGGGTTATTTACTAGGCAGTTAAGTTGATAGTCTGGATTGTTACCGAACTTTTCAAGCCATAGTTTTATAATTCGTTCTGTGTTTTTTCTTTTCTCAAATTTACCAATCAATCCAAACTGAATTGGCTTTCCTTTAACATTTTCTAAATCTTTTTTGTAGAAGTCAGGATCAAAACCAAGAGGCAAATAAGAGCAGTTCTCTAAACCCATTTTCTTAAATGAGTCAGCGGCTTCTGAAGAAGAAAAGAAAGTCCAATTCTGATTTTTTAGAATGTTACATTCTTCTACTGTAGGAGAGTCTACTTCGTAAAAAGTATATAGATACTGGTTATTTGTGAGCTTTTTTTCAGAACCATTAATATGCCAGCACTTAATAGTTGGCAAATTGTGATCAAAAAATTTAAAACGACCATGTGAAAGGGATGTTATCTGATTTCTGACTGATTGATCTAAAGAATCAAAGCATTCAAAATCCCCCTTTTCTCCAACTGGAAAAATAGCTGAAACCGAGTCTTTTTTTAGTAATTCTCTAAGGAAATTTACAGAAACATTCCCCAAAGATAGGTTGTTGATTGGACCGTCAAATAATACTTTCATTTATTATAGCTTTTTTGATTACTTTCAATGTTTTAGCATGACTAGCTTGAACCGCTTGGGGGCTAATCTCCATTTCCTTTGCAATTTCAGTAAAGGACAAACCAGCCCTGTTATCCCCACCAAAATATTTTTTCTCAAAAATCTCAAGTGCTTTTGGGGTGCATCTCTTAGAGGCTAAAAATAAAATTCTCTCTACCTCTTCTTTTTTTGAAAGATAGGCATCTGGAGAAAGATACGTTTCTCCACCAAACCCCTCATCAAACTCACAAAAGTCTGGTTCGTCTCTTAATTTAGACCTTTGACTTAGACAAAGATACTTAGTTTTGTTTGCCAGCCAAGTGTGAAACTTAATGTTCCTATCTGGATCAAACGTTTCAATAGCCTCGTAAAACAAATGTTCTTTTCTTTGGACTAACTCATCAACGTCCCAAGAGTTTTTTGAAAATGGCAAGTTTTTTGAAATTGTTTTATAGAAAAGACCTGAGTGCCTTTCGACAAGCTCAAGCAAGGCATCTTCGCTTTTTGTCTCCTTTACCTCTCTCACCAATTGTAAATCTTCTATTCTAATCATATAAATAAATTCATATTTTCTCTAAGGATTTGAGAGGATTTTTCTCTTACTACATTATTAAATTCATCTAAATCGTCTTCCCAAGGTAGATTGATAACCAAATCTGCTCCTTTCTCTAGCTTATCTTCATTCGCAGCTTCGTCTTCGTTGGGAGCTTTTACTTTTTGAAGATTTCCATCTGAATCTTTTTTGTATCTACAGATATGAATATGAAGATTTTTTGGTTTACTGTGAAACCAAGATAGTTCATCTTGATCAAACTGAGCGAATCTTAAATCAGATATGACAACAACATCCAGCGAAGAATATAAACTATCTAAATTATCTATTCTTTCTTGAAGCTTTTTTACAAAGTAGAGATTATCCTTAGTTCTCTTTGACATTCCATAACCTCGTAAAAAATGTCTGATGATTTCTTTTTCAGAGTCCTCTTCTGTCCAAGCTGATATTCCAAATTGCTCTTTCACAAACTGTCCAACCTCTTGGCGTATGCGGTCAGCAAAAGACACGATGCTTACTGTGAAGTTAGGACAAAAATCTTCTACTTGTCTCTGAAACTCAAGACAAAAAGAATCCTTTCCAGAACGAGCAAAGCCGGTGAAAGCTACATAGATTTTATCATCCATAATTATTCTCCTGTAGACCCAAACCCACCTTCGCCTCTTTGCGATTCTTTACAATCACTAAATTTGTCAACCTCAACATAGTTGCTAAGTATTTGCTCTGGAAACCAAACTAGTTGACCAATCTTATCTCCTTTTTTATAAATCTTACCGGATTCAATAATAGAATACTCTGTCATCTTATGCATCGGCCAAATATAGCGAAATCTTAATTTTATTTCTCCTCTATAAGAAGAATCTATAACCCCAACTCCGTTAGCAAGCGTTAACCATTTATTAGAAATACTTGAACGAGGAAAAATCAATCCGTGAACTGTATCTGCAAACGGTGCTAACCTGACTCCTGTAGAATATTCTATAAATTGATTTTCGTAATCGAACACTGGATCAGACGAAGCGATAAGATCATAACCTAAATCACCATGATTCTTAGGCAGAATATTCTGTTTATTGATAACTTCTACGAACATACCACTGAGTATAAGTGAAAGATTCAAAAAATCAACTAAAAAATCAGGATTTTAACTTTTTTCACTTTTTGGTTGTTTTTAGGTTGATGGATTTTTATAATAAAAACGGAATGAGCCGCGAGGCTTATCTTTGAACCTCGCAGAGCGGCGGCACTAAGAGCCTAAATCGAAAACCAAACTAAACGGATAGGCTCTGGAAAAAAGAAGAATATTAATATAATGCGTTTGTCTTTACTTTATAAGGATATAGATTCCATCGACAACCCACCTATTGCTGGTGGAGTTCAAAAAAGGTTTCAAGCGTTTTACAGGTATTTACTACGATCTGACAAATTAAATAATCTTTATTCTTACGATGATATTGATAAAATCAATTCATCGGAATTTGTTCTTGGTTACAACTTAGATAATGAAGTTTGTCGAAGACTATCGAAGTTAAATATTAATACATGTAACACTTATTGTTCTGGTCACGATCAGCCTGATGAATTAATTTTTACTTCAAATACTGTTTCAGCACGTTTTCTTAGCCCCTCTCATTTTGAATTGTGTAAAAATTTTGTTGATAATCAAAAAGCATTTACTGCACCTCATGGATTTAATTCTGAAGAATTCTGTTCTTTAGATTCAGATCCCAAATATTTTATGTGGTGTAGCAGTTTGGCGTGGGGTCCGTATGCTAAGGGTCTTAGCCAATTTATCAAAATGGCAATCAAAAACCCAAGTTATAACTTTGTTGCTTATGGTGGTAGCAGAAATAACTCAGAAAAATTAGAGAGAGATTTGCAAAAATTAGATGATGAATTGAATAATTTTCAATTTAAAGTAAACTTAGAAGACGAGGACAAGGACGCTGCTTTCTCAAAGGCTATCGCCTTGTGTCAATTTACATTATTAAACGAAAGCTTTAACGTGGTTACTTTAGAATCAATTTTTCGAAAAGTTCCAGTTTTGACACTTCCTGTAAACAATGGTGGAGTTTCTGATAATTTAGGCGACTTCAATATTTGTATTGAAGAATTGCTTGTTAATGATCAATTATTAGCTGAGATTAATAAACAAAAAAATCGCTTGAACAATAACGAATTTGATTTTATGAGATTTTCGTGTGAAACGGAATACGAGACAATTAAAAATCATTTTGAGTCACAAAAGCAGACTACGAGGTTCACCTGCGGCAACGCACCTTGGAACCATTACGCCGCCTTCAAAAAGCATAAATAGAAAGTATTTGTTTGCCGAATTAGATACAGTCCGGTGGTGATTTTGGTTCAGATAATACCATCCGGTATAATAGTTCCATTTTCTTCTTTTTTACCTTGACTTATTTAGATTATCCGTGTAAGATTCTACTACATGATTCAAGTAGAAATTACTGACGATATGCTCTGTGCTGCTAGAAAAAAGGCAGTTGAAATGGGCAAGCTTCACAAAAGCATAACAAGAGGTCAGGGAAATCTTGCTGGTTTCATTGGAGAATTTATCGCCCAAAAAGTTATGGGTGGAAAAGTCGAAAACACTTATGATTACGATCTTGTGTTGGATGATGGAACCAAGGTTGATGCCAAAACAAAACGCACTTCCGTAAAGCCATTGGAAGAATACGATTGTTCTATAGCTACAAGCACAAGAATTCAAGATTGTGATGTGTATGCTTTCGTTCGTGTCAAGAACGACTACTCTGTAGGTTGGTTTCTTGGGGTGAAATCTAAAAAGGATTTCTTTCAAGAGGCAACTGAATACAAGAAAGGCGATAAAGATGAGAGTAATAACTTTACTTTCAGAAGTGACTGTTTTAATATAAAAATTGCCGAATTAGATAAATCTTATGAGTAGAGACATTTTTGCTCCACGGGAGCATTTTAAGCCGTTTGAATA